GATGGCGATTTTCAATTGGCTAGCCCGGAAGTCCACCGGGATTTCTAATAAATCGCCACTGATTCTGCCAAGCTTTTTCGCCCAACCATCTCCCTCTATGCTGGCCTTATTCATCGCGTCGGCAACCTGATCAATGGCGGGCTTCAATCCTTCGAGAAACTGGTTTGCGAGGCCCGTCCCGATGACTTTCAGATCCACAAAATTGCTATGCAGTTTTTCCGCTGCCTTCACGGCATCGTCAGTCGGTTTACCTCCGAGACGCTCCAGCTTATCGGACATACCATCGATAGCCGCGCCGCCTTGGTTGAGGACCGGGATTAGCAACGTACCGCTGCGACCAAAAAGAGCGACGGCGATCGCCGTTTTCGCTGCGCCATCTTCCGAACCATGAAAGGCGTTGGCAACTTCCATCAAGAGCTGCTCAGTAGGCTTTAGTTTCCCATTGGCATCCTTGACCTGGATACCGAGGGCGGCAAACGCTTCGTTCGCTTTTTTATTACCCTGTCCAGCGGCAGTGATTGCCTGGTCGAATTTTTTCAAGCCGGTACCGAGCTCGTCGACGCCGACTTCGGAGAGTTGGGCGGCATAGTTAAGGCCAACCAGAAATTGAGTTGACATTCCTACTTTTTCCGAGAGCTTGGCAATGGCAACATCCGCTTCCATCGCACCCTTCACCAGCTCGGCAAATTTACCGACAAGCTCCGCGCCAAGAAAGCCTTCCGCCGCATGGGTCAGCATTTCAAACTGATCCGCCAGTTGTTTACTAGAAGCCGCGACTTGGTCAAACGCGGTCTTACTATTGTTCTGGCCTTCGATGATGACTTTGACGTTATTTGCCATGACGCTCTCCCGGGAGTAAGCTGTGTCCGATACGAGTTGCCGTACGGAGGGGAATGTGATGGACTCTTATTGCAAGTCCTGCGGGACAACTGGTCCCTCGGTAAAAAAGATGCGATGGCCTGCCGCTATCGAAATCATTTTGTTCCTGGCGGCTTTTTGCAGCCTTGTCTTTGTCGCCGATGGATGGCGCGAATGTAAAATGGCAGCGTTTTCCAATGTAAGTCTGTCTTTTCTCGGGGAAAGCGTGTTGCTCGTGATGGGCCTTGCCGCCGCTACAATTGCCTATGGGGCCTTCCGCCGCTCGATGGGTTACATGGTTTGCCGCGCTTGTGGATCGCGTGAGATTATTCCCGGCGATTCGCCGGTCGTCCTTAAAATGGAAGCAACGCACTAGGAGCAATCGGCTCTCATGCGAACTTTTCTTACCATCGCGCTTTTCTGTCTCTCTTGCGGGCTGCAAACATTCGCCGCCGGGACGGAGCCCACGAACACCGCGAGCGTGACGTTCTATTACCCCCGGGTGGCGAACGCCGTTAAAACCATCCTGACTTATGGTGCTTACCGCGATTTCCAACTCACCGTATTTTCGGACGCCAGCCATACCAAGCTCATCACTTTGCAGCCGGGAACATTTGTGACCGTCCAATTGCCTGCAGGCAGCTATTTGTTCCGCGCCAAGTTGGGCATACACACCACACATTCGCTGCCAATCACCCTCGTCAGCGGGAAAAGCGTATTCCTTCGCGCAAAAACGCCGCAGACCAGAAAAGAGCTTCCATTTCAAGCCGTCGCTTGCAGGATGGCGAAAGAGGAAGGCGCGCGCCTCGATCCACTGAAAGCGCGCGATATCTATATCCCGATGATGCAAGTAATCGACAGTGGCACATATTTTCACGCCCACTGTGCGGAATAACATTAACGGCGCGCTTCCTGCAGACGTTTGCATTAACCCACCTGCGGGGTGCGGTCGCGCTTGGCTAATTCGATCTTCCACATGGCCAAGAACATTTCTTCCTTCTCTTTTCCGCTGGCTTCCGCGTAACTCTTCGTCCGTTCGCGCGGCTGTAACCGTTCCTGTTCGGCGCGAAGTAGTTGGTTGAGTTGACGCAAAGTGAGGCCGCCGGCGCGCGCAGGCTCCATGCGTAGCCATTTCCAGGCGATCCTTACCGACTCGTGGTATCGCCACGGTTTGGAGTCTCCGGTAAGGCCGCCGGAGTTTCCCCCGGTTCATCGTCTCCGATGACATTGGTCACGCTATGATTGAAGGCCCACAGCGCGCGGTTCCAGATTTTAAGCTGCCCCTTCATCGTCAGCAACGTTCGCGCTTGCGAGACCGACCAAAGCTCGTGGCGGGCTACTACGTCGCGGTAGCAGCCTGCATAGACGAAGAATTGCAAAAGATTCAAAGACAATCCGGAACGGCTTTTCAAATAAAGCTGCGCCAGCGAGAAACCCGAGATCTCTTCCAATAGATAGAGCGCATCCAGGTCAAAACACAGGGTTCGCGGCTTGTTGTCGTTCAGGGTGATCTGCGTTTCCCCAGTGGCGGGGTTTCCGAGTGGTTCCACGATGTTCATACCTTTGCTCCTTTAATCATTGATGGGACGTTCAAAACCCCCGCCCTAGCCAAAAGATGGCTAGAACGGGGCACCCTGCGATTGTGTTTACTGGACGCTTTCTACCAGGAAGCCGGAACCTTCGAGACTGAAGTCCGCCTTGGCAAGGTCCTTCACGGCGGCGCTGAATTTGAAATCCTTGACGTAGCAGGCCCCGGTCTGGACGGTGTTTCCGGTGCCGATGCCTTCGGGATAGACGGTGATGTAAAGCGGCGTGGATCCGTCGAGGGCGGCGCGCACCGCCTTCTGTGTGATGTCCGTGGCGAGGTGCAAGCCTTTCGCCGTGGCATTCCAATCGATAAGCCCCGGCTTCTTGATTTTTGCGCCATTGGCATCGTGGCTGGTGGCATCGAGCATGTCGCGGGTTTTGGTGAAATCGATTTCGTCGAGTTCGCCGAAATTGATGGGCGGATTTACCGTGACGGTGCCAAAGACGGTGCCTGCGCCGAGTCCAGCGGCGACGGTAGCGGTGAACTGAGTTGGGGAGCTGGTCAGCACGGTCAAATTGCCGTTATAACCTGCCGGCGTGACTCCGGCGACGGCCACGGTAGCACCGATGGCGGGAGGATTTGCGCCAAAGGCGGCGGTGAGGGTTGCAGTCGTCCCAACCGTCGCGGCGGCAGTGATCGCCGTGACGGCCGGAGGCGTGCCGCTGGCGACCGACAGTTTCGCTTTATAGCCGGGTACGGAGTTCGAGATCTGTAAAGGCGTGGTGGACATGGCGATTCTCCTTCTACGATCCCGACGACTGCATGGCAGCGGTGGCCGGGTCGAGTGTGGTGACGTAGGTTATTTTGAGTTCGAGGGCGCAAACGCTGGCGTCCACGTAGGAGTTCACGGTTTCCCAGATCAACCCAACTTCTTCGAGCAGCGAAATCGACTGCATGAGGTCACTGGAGCTGCACAACGTTTGCATCAGGTATACGTAGAGCGGATCGGCAACCGAATCGAGTGGCGGAGCGCCCTTGACCGGGATCTCGATGCGGATGTGACGCTCGCGCCGCACACAGCCGCGCGAGATGCGGTCCGCTTCCTCCTTGACCGCGTAGAGCAGGAAAATGGAGCAGTCAGTCGTGCCATCGTCATACTCGGCATTCAATGGGTTAGTGCGCTGGCGGACAGTCTGGCGCGGCGCGTCCGACGGCGCGTTGAGCACCGTTTGAATCAATTGCATGATCTGTTCGCCGACTGAGGTTGCCATATTTATCCGCCCTTTACTTATTCCCCACACTTGCCAACAGCGGGCAAGTAGGGCCACCCGGTTACGCTTTGTTTAACTCGGCCTTGGTGAACTTTCCGTCGAGTACTTTCCAGATATGGCAGACGAGATAACTGGTTCCGTCCACCGTGATTGCCATGCCGCCCTTGAGCGCCAGGGCGCCGGTGACGTACTGAATGGTGGGCTTACCGACCACGATCCCAGGCGTCATCTGGGCGTGGAGAAAGTCCACTTCTTCTGGCCATTCGAGGATCACGTTCGCGGTGGTGCCGTCCTGAGCAACCGCCGGGACACCTTCCGCCACGAACGTCTGTAGATCCTGATCGCCGAATGACATGTGAGTTACTTCCTTCCCTTGCGGTTGCGTGAGGCGTCCCGCGGCATCATGGGAATTTCTTCTACCACCGTGGGCGCTGGTTTTACTTCATCTACTGCATCCGGGTCTTTGACCTCGATAGCTTTACCTTGTTCGATCAATTCAGCCGCGCGCTCATCCTCAAACCCAGCCAGCTCGCCGCCGTTGTATGCGCCATGGTTGCGAGTGAATCGGATTACTTTCATAACGCTTCTCCAGAAAAGAACTTAAAGTTGCGGGTTGACTGAGCGGACAGCCAACCCGCGTCACGCGCGGAACGGAGGGAACACGCGAGAGCTTAGATCGAGGGCACCACGTCTTCACCGCCGAAGATCACCACAGCGCCACAGACCGAGGTATCGGTATTGGCGGCCGAGAGATCGTCGGTGATATTGACGCGGAGATAGCGGTGAGCACCGCCAAGGTCGAGATCGACCTTGACCACACCGGTCTTGGTGCCAGCGCCGGTGGCGAGAACGGCGGCGTTGGCAATGGTCAGCGCGGCGAAATCAGCGGTATCGGCCAGAGCGGGATCATTGCCGTGCTCGATGCGATAGCCGATCTTGATGGTGTTGGCGGCGGAGAGTACCGCCGTATAGGCGATCAGCAGGGACATGCTGAGCGGGGATTTGTGTGCGACGCGGTCGATGATCGCGCCCGCCTTTTCTGTGTTGTCATTGCTACCGGCGGCAACCGAGTTAAAATCCACTCCGGAATCGATTGCGGCGATGAAAGCTCCAATATTGTGATCGCGATTCATAACACGCTCCTTATGCGCTTCGTTCGAAAATCTGTGAGATCAAAGACCCCACTCAAGCCAACAGCAGGCTTGAATGGGCCACCTGGTTATGCTCCGTATTCGACGCCAGTCAGAACCGCGATGGCTGCGTCATACAACACGCCCATGTCATGTTCCTCGATAAAACGGATGCCAGTCAGATCATCCTGGAAAAGGTTGTGCGCGGTGCCGTCAGGATCGATCACAGTAGCTTCCTGCGAGTACTGCACCGAGATCACGGGAGCGTCAGCAACCACGACCTGGGCGAAGTCAGTCAGGTACAACTCAGACTGATAGCCATTGGCGCCGAGGTTGTTGGGGATGACAGTGGTCGATTTGTAAGGCACACCAAACAGCGTGCCGCGAGCCATCTCTTCGCCCAACACCAGGCGGCCAAGGCCGTCACGGACGTGGAACTTAAAGAAGTACTCGGTACGCTTGGACATCACGATGCCCATGTTATCCATGGGTACGTTGGCGTTGGCGATGGCAAGGAACAAGTTGCCAAGGTCAGTCTGCACCGCTGCCAGGGTAGCTCCGGCGACCGTGGTGTCCGCCGCGATCTGCGCCTTAGTGATGCCCGAGGCAATTTTGTTGGCGGCCGCAGCCTGGTAGAGCAGACCTTTCGGCGTCCACTCGGTTCCGGCGGAGCGAAGGAAGGCGGTGTCCTCGGTCTGTGAGATACCCTTGGCGGCATCGGTACGGAGCTGCTCATCCACGGCGATCCCAGCAAAGCGCAGGAGATCGTTCGAGATGATTAAGGTAGCCCCGAGCTTTTTAACCGAGAGCTTCAGGTTGCCGAGCTGTCCCTTGGTGACCGCGATGCGCTGCGCTTCCCCGATATAACCGGCAACGGTGCCGTTGGTCATTTTGGTCAGTTTGAGGTTGCCATTGACCAGCGGATAGGAGCGCGGGGAGAAACTGCGTACTACGGCCAGGGGACGCAGGAAGGGGATGAAATCCTGTGAGAAAACTTCCGGGATGGCCGCGCCGCCATCGGTGATTGTGGTGCCTTGCTGCGGAGTGGAAGCAGAGAAGCCATGCTCGAAGCCGTAGGCCAGCTTCGGGCTGCCCAGCATACGTCCGGCATTGGCCAGCGAGATGCCGTCCTTGCGCGCCACAGCCACGCAGCGCGCCATCTTCATCATCATCAGGGAGCCGGGAATCTTGTCTTCCGCGTCCTGCATATAACTGACCTGGCTGCCACGTTCGGCGGCCGCGGTGGCGATGGGATGAACGTTGGCGCGGATCTCGCCGAGGATTTCCGCCTGTGCGGCCTGCACGGTGGTTCCATCCGCCAGCCACTTGCCCAGCTTTGCGGTCATCCCATGTTCGGTGGCCAGGGCATTGAGCTGCTGGCAGCGCTGGATGGCATTCAGTTCCGCCTGCGCCAGTGCTTCGTTGCTTGCGACGGTAGCCGCCGCGGTGTTCGTGCTCATAAGAGCCTCCTGATTTCCGGCTATCGCCGTGTTGGGTTGAGGTGGAACATCTAGCGCTGACGGGCACACGGCAACGGACGCCGCCCCGGCTACTGGCGCAGGTGGAACAACAGAGAGAGTGGAACTTGCGGTGATAGACTCTGACTCGGCTTGGGCTCCGACTGGATTCGGCGCGACCGCTCTACCGCCGAGGCGCTGGAGGGTTTCGTCAAAACTGGCCACGCGATCGATCATGCCGAGCTTTTTGGCCTGCGCGGCAGAGACCATGCGGCCCTCGCCAAAGCCACTGCGAACGTCTGCAGGCTTGACGGCGCGGCCCCTGGCCACGGAAGAGACGAACATGCTGTAGTAGTCATTGACCCGCGAGGTCAGATACGCGCGGCCCTCGTCCGAGAGCGGCTCATCCGGATTCCCTTCGGTTTTGTACTTCCCGGCAGAGATGTAAGTCTTTTTGACGCCGCGCATCTCCATGGCTTTGGAGATATCGGTATGTGCGGACAAGACACCGATGGAGCCAACCTCGCCCGATGGGGTACAGGCAATCTCGGAACATTGCGAGGCCAGGTAATAAGCAGCCGAGCCGCACATGGGATTGACCTGCGCCACAATCTTTTTCTGATCACGCGCGGCGAAGATTTCCGCCGCCAGCTCATCCACGCCATAGACCGAGCCGCCCGGTGAATCAAAGTCCATCACGATCACCGAGACATCCGGATTGGCAACGGCTTGACGGAAGCGCTGGGTAAGTTGATCGATTCCACAGCCGCCGCCGCCTCCAGAGACATCGGAGAACTGCGCAGCTTTGGGAGCGATAATTCCGTACACCGGCAGGACGGAAATCATCTTGCGCCTGGCGGGAGCGGGAGTTCCGCTGGCCATGATCATTCCGCCATCGGCAAAACATTCAATCGTAATCGGCTCGTGCGACTCGCGCCGCGCGCCAATGACGGCATCGATCTGCTCCGGGCTGTAGCGCTCGCCATCTTCGCGGCGGGCCAGCACCTCGGCGATTGCCTCCAGCTTGGCGGGCAGGATCGCCCACGGCATCTCCATCACAGCGGCAATGATTCTTTCGTAGGCCATTACTTTTTCCCTTTCTGCGGCGTTCCATCCGGCAAACGCGGTGGAGTATTTGTGGAACCGCCGCCCTTGGTTGGCTCTGCGCCGCGCTGAGGATCTTCCTCGGCCATATCGCCTTCCACGCCGCCGGCCCCGCTGGTGGTGAGATCGAGTGCGATGCCGAGTTCCTTGGCAAAGTCGTTTTCGGCTTTCCGCTGGCGGAAGGTTTTTTTCCAGTCCTTGCCGCGCTTGGCGCATTCGTCGCGATAACTGCTGAGCCCGGAGCGGATCGCCGCCACCGAGGCTTGCACATCCTTGTTTGGATCGACCCAGTCCCAGCCGCGCGGCGTCATAATCACCGCGTCATAGACATCCCGTAATTGCATCGACGGCGGCAGTACGACCTGCCCGGTAAGCACAGCCATAGGCAGCCACGCCTTTACGACGGGCCAGTTGAGGTGCCCGAGCGTAAAGTTTTGCACCACTGCGTAACTATCGCGCTCGGTGAGAATGCCCTGACGGATCGAGGAAAAGTTCACGCTGCGCAGATCTCCGGTGAGCGTGGAATAGGAACTATTGAGCCCGACGGCAATACCGCGCAGGCTGGCCAAAGAAAACGTCTCGTAATTCTTCGATGGATGCTGCCAATCCACAACGCGGGGCTCGATGCCCGACGGAAGCTCTTCGAACATTCCCGCCTCCGCATCGACGATCATAGGGCCGTCGCCCTGTTTGCCTTCCGGCTTTCCGCCATCGTATTCATCGCCTGTTTTGGAAACGAGGAAAGCCATCTTGCAGGCTGCCCAGCGCGAGGCTACCACTTCCGCCTTGTCATATTCGCCCAGCATGTTGAGCAGGAACATGGCGGCGTGCATCGCCGGAACGCCACGCGTCTGATTGACGCGGCGCATGGCATAAGCGTGACCGATCTGTTCGGCGGGTACGCGAATGCGGGTGATGCCGGCAAACTCGGAAGGGTGGCCACTGTATAACCAATAGGCGACCGCGCGGCGATATTCATCGACCTCGACGCCCATCCGGATCTCGTTCAAGCCATCAGTGGAACCGGGACTCTTGAGGCGCATCCAGTTGATGTCCACCTGGTCGGCATCGATCAACTGCAACGCGAAATTCGAAGGATTATAAGGATACCCTTTAATCTTGTTCGTGAACGCTTCACCATCGCCAAGGAACGTGCGCAACCAGAGGCGGGAGTATTCAGGCAGCGCCATCTTCTGATCGGCGGTGCATTGTTCCGACCAGCGCTTGAAGGCTTTTTCAATCTCTTGACCCAGGGCGGTTGCGCCTGCGCCGAATTCATCACCGAACGATACTTCGAAGCTGACTCCATTCGCGCCAATCACCTGCTCTTCCATCGTATCCAGAAAGTGCTTGCAGTGAGGATTGTTGATGGCGAGCTGGCGGGCACGTCCGCGCAGGTTCCGCAGAGCCATGCGGATTTCCTGATCGGGCGAGAGCGTGGCAACCACCCAATCTTCGGTGAGCCGGTCGATCTGCGCCGCCTGGTAGGCAGTATTCATCGCGGTGAATCCACGCGGCGAAGAACTGGAGCGCGGCGTGAGAGTGCTTTGCACGGCTTTGGTCAGAAGTCCCATTACTTACGCTCCGAAAACAGCGAGAACCAAACCAGCGCCACGCCAAAAACGATGTAAGCGGCGGCGGGCAAAAGCTGGTAAATTCCGTACACCACACTGGCGAAGCCAACGATCAGTAATACATCTTTCCAATCAAAACCTTTGAGGGCGCGCATCAGTGCCACTCTCCCATGCGTCCGTTGCGGCGGCCGAAGCCGACCTTGATCTGATTGCCGCCGGAGCGCTTCTGGCCCGACGCAACCAGCTCGCGATCATACGCAGATTGCAAATCTCCCTTGAGCTGGAGCAGTTCCGAGGCAGGAATTAGTTCGATATGGCGTCCGGCAATTTGATAGAGCTTTTCAACCCGCGTGGCGCGGCCTTCGAGCACGGCGGTGATGGCATCGAGCATCCGCTTATTCCAGGTGCGTCCGTCGAAGCTGTCTCCAGCAGACTGGATATCTGCAATCACCGTGACGGTGCCGCGCGCCAGTTCGGTCCGATTGTTCGAGGCATCAAAGAGACAGAGCGACCAGGTCAGCTCGCCAACAAGACCGAGAGTATCGGCAGAGGTGGCGGCAAAGGTCACGGAACCGTCAGCGCCAACCGTTCCGGGCATATCTAACTTTTGCGCGGTGCGACCGCGTAGAAAATATTTCAGAGTTGCGTCGGATGCGAGTGGAGGCTCGGGAATCACTCTCCAGTTCCACGCATCGCCTGCAACGAGCTGCTGTTCGAATGGCTGTCTCATAGAAGTTGAATGAGAAGTCTGCTATGGCGTTCTGCGCTGGGCCTCGCGGTCCCAGATGAGACAACACAGAATAAACTCGCAAACGCCATGGCAGTTTTCCTCATTGAGACCAGTCTGCCTATCTCGTTTAGCAACCTCCTAAGAAATAATTTGATTATTTTTGGGGCATGAGAAAGCCCGCTACAGGAGCGGGCTTGAAAGGAACTTAACTGTGTGAACTTTACCACCGTCTCCCGATTCGGATGCGTGAATTCGAGGGGCGCGAGGGCCGTGCAGGCTCAGAATCAACCGCTCCACTCGTGGGCATTTTCTCGTCCCCACATGCGCCAACAGATGGCGTATGTGGGCCACCCGGAAGCCCTTTGCGTGCATTCAAAATTATTTCTTCGGGAAGCACAGCGCCAACCAACTCATTTGCGCGACACGCGCCATCTAAGTAGTTCACCTGGTCAAGCAGGAGGCGCACTACTACCCCTGTTGCCGAGCGGGCTCTTAAGAGAATCTCTTCCGGAAGGACAGCGCCGATCATCTCGTTTACACGACACGCTCCGTTCAGATAATCAACATGATCAAGTAGGAGCCGGACAACTTCTAATTCATCAACCGGAGTGGTTTCTTTCAACATAGTGTCTTCGCCGCGTTCTTCATCGGCGGGAATAACCGGCTCCAGTAGAGAGAGCTGATTGGGATCGTCATGGCGCGAGGCGGCGAGGCGGCGCGCTTCGGCCAGCAGGAGTTTTCGCAGGCGCTCCAACATTGTCGCGGGACGCTCGCTCAGTGAAAGGAATGCAGCATAGGCATAGACGCGGCGATCGAGCGCCTCATTGCGCGAGCCTGCAACACGCAGCTCCCAGTGGCGCACGGGATAGCCACGCACTGGCTTACTGACAATCTTTTCAGCCGTAAGCTGGGCAAAAAAATCGGAATCGTTAGCCAGGCGCGTGCCTTCGACCAGCGGCAGGTATCCGGCGGCGTTGGTAAGCTCGCTAGAGAAGTGCATGTATCCCGCGCCTGGCTCCTCGATGCGGAGGCGGGCGTAGGTGGTCTCTTTCAGAACATCGACGGCGACGGGATAGAGCTTGGCGCGAGCGCGGTTGGCGCGGTTCCACTTACTGAGCGGCGCGCGTCCGAATCCCGAAACGCCCTTCGAGGCGAAGACGCGCTGATTATTCCGCGGGGCAGTCCAGGCATAGACTTCCTGCGCCCGGTACCCGGAATCGACAAAGCAGGCAGCGATAGGCAGATAGACTCCGCGCTGGTGATGGAAGCGCGCCGAGCGCAGGTAAGAATCGAGGTTTTCCCACGGCGATGGACGGCCAGCGGTGCCGGTAAGCGCGGCGGTATCGCCATCGAAGCGGATGACATCGACCGACCAGCTCTCTTCCCCTTTACCCCAGCCCACGACTTCGATTTCAAGTCGGTCCTGCTGGACGTCGACGCCGGCAGTGAGCACGGTCACGCCATCGGGCAGCGCGGGCGGAGGATAGCTTTCGCGGCGGCGCATCAGCTCGGAGCCGTCGAGGATCTCCGCCTCTTCCTCGAAGACCTCAGCCAGAGCCGTGTTGACGAAGACGCGCATCAGGTTAGGATTCTCGCGGTGGCGCTTAGCCTCGTATTCGGCCTCGCACATTTCAGACCAGGAGACAAATGGCGAATACATCTCCGAGAGCCAGAATCCGGCCACGCTATGATCGGCGGCGGGCGCATCGTCGAGTGCGCGCTGTAATAGGTCGCATTCTTTACAGTCGAGCACTTCCTCGGAGTGAGTCGTACGATGCGCGGTGAGTGCAGACTCGCAGGCGTCATGCTCTTTTTGCCAAAAGCCGCGCGAGAGCATCCAATGCTTATCGGCGTTGGTGAGAGCGGCTCCGCAGAATTCGCAGGGATAGACACAATCGAGAAAGGCAGGCGCGGTGCCATGCACCAGGCGCTTCCACTTAAAAACCTGAAAGCCGTCGAGCTTGCCCGCGAATTGCGAGCAGTGCGGACATGGTACCCAGAACTTACGGCGGTCGGAGTCGTGGTACCCGGCGGCGATAGCGCTGGCGTTATCGGTAGGAGTGGAGGCACGGACGCGCTTGCGGTTCCAGTAGGTTTTCTGGCGGGCGGAGATGAGCTTAATCGGCGAGCCTTCGGCTCCGGCGGAGGCAGGATAGCGGTCCTCTTCGTCGGCGAGGACGATGCGGATTGGCATCGAGGAGAGCGAGGCCGCGGAGTTGGCGCCGACGAGAAAGAGCACGCCA